TCACTGAAGCTTTTGCTGACCAACATAAAAAAGGATATGCTTGGAATAACCTTATGCTTCAGCGATGGACAGACCATAACGGTGTGGAACATCGAGTGTTAGATGACTATGAACGCAATAGAGTGCTAGTTGATCTTACTGCACAACCTGCGGAGATCAAGGCCAAAATAGCAGAAACAATCGCTGCAAATGTTGTTAAGAAAAGTCGCCCTATGGTTGGTGCTCAGTTTCTAAAGTTCTGTGGCAAGTATGAATTGAATAGATTGAGTGAGCAAAGTCAAAGTTTTAGTGAATTCTTAGGTGCGGAGTATCCGGCGTGACTGATAGATATAGAATTGTTAAATTTGAAGACGGCAATGCCGTAACTTTTTACACTATACAACTTGAAGTACGATGGTTATTTGGTTTCAAGTTTTGGCGTACACTCAAATCATACAGCCCGGATGGAATATCTTCTACAACCAAAATGTTTGATACCATAGAACAAGCACAACGATATATTCGCGGCAGAAATTGGACAACCACTGTGGTTGAAGAAGGTACAGTATGATCACATGGCTGATATTGGCCCTGCTGTTTTTCAAACACTTTCTAGCAGACTTCTGCTGGCAAAGTGATAGAATGATCAAAGACAAAGGTCATCTGGGCAGAATAGGTGGCCTACAACATGCTGGCCTACACGGTGTATTGACTTATGTAATTCTCATGCATTTTCTTAACATTCAAGCCTGCATCATAATTGCAGTATTTGATAGTGTAATGCATTACATTTTTGACTTTATGCATCGTAGAGCCACAGTTAAAATAAATGTAGAATCCAATGCATTCTGGGTTTGGATCGGTATTGATCAATTCTTACATGCAATGATTTATTTGATAATTGGCTTTACAGTAACTTTTCTAACTGCGGATTTTGTATGATTAGAAATATACATACCAATGAAGATTACCTGGTAATACACAAAGGTTATAATTTTGCAAATCACAGCTACAGTCCTGGTGCTCAAAGTGCTGGACTTTTAAGATACAATTACAACAACAGCGATGTTGAAGTTTATAACGGTATGTCATGGCATACCCTGGGTGGGGACACTTCAATCAATTTCAGCAAAGAAACTGTTGAAGTACTGGAGTGGGCACGTACCAAAATGCAAGAAGAAGCACAGTTAAAGTCATTGATGGCACGGCATCCTGGTCTAAAAGATTTAAATGATAAATTTGAAATGATGAAGGCTTTATGCCAACAAGAGGAGAATGCGAAATGAATTGGTTACGAAGAACTATACGCAATTGGTTGCAACAAGAAGAACCCGTACTACTTAAAGAAACAGTAGTATCATCAAGAGACACCCCTAGACAAGATGGTTTAAACTTTTGTCTGTATAAGGCAGTAGGCGGTCACGTGCTGGAAACTAGAATGTATAATTCAAAAACCGATCGTCATGAAGGCACACTTTATATGATTCATGAAGATCAAGACTTTGCCAAGCAAGTAGCACAGGCAATTATGTTGGAGCAAATGAAACTATGAGTAATTATACTATGGCAGGATCTGCCGTGCCGAATATGGCACCTTTAACTGCCTCACAAATAACACAAATTGATTTAAGTGGCTATTCCGTGGATAATAAAAAATTACCTAATAAAAAAATCTCGTTTGATGTCCATACCGCACATAACGGGTATGTAGTTAGAGTATCACAAAATACATTTGGAGTAGAAGATGATATGTATGTTATTAACGACGACCAAGACCTAGGACAAGAACTTGGAAAAATTATTACACATTTCACATTATCAAAACATGAATGAACGAGTAGCCAAACCAGTAATTAAAAATAAGTTCTGGGTTGTAGAGGATCACGGACAAAAGATTGCCACTATCCAGGCTAGAGAAGATGGAGGCTTTGTTTATGTACACGACGAACAAAGAGAATTCTTTCCTAGTGTAAAGATTCTTAAACAAAAGTACAATATTAAATTTAGCGCAGCAGATAAACAAATCAAGGAAACTGCTCGTACAGTATACGGATACCCTATCAGTGGTAAATCATACAACGAAGTATGGGATGTGCAAAGACGGTTGCCGATCTATAGCAAAACACCTAAAAGCAAAAGTTTATTCTGTGCTGGTTATTACCTAATCAAATTGAACAATATGTGGTCCGAACACTACTGTCCAAAAAATATCACCCTAAGTAGATATGAATTCCGTGGACCATATCAAACCAAAGAACAAATGAAAGAACATCATGCAAAAATTGAGTATTGCAATTAAAAACTTCAATGACCGAGTCAAACTCATGAATCAGACTGGTAGTAAACAACTGAGTTTGAGTGCAGATGAAGCTAGAAATTTACACGCAGACATATTTAACTTGTTGGCCAATCTAACAGAGCTGCAAACTGCACGTGAGCCTGAACAACCTGCTAATTTAAGCCTTGACGGTGGCGGTTTTTAACTTAAACTACCCATATTTTAGCATAAATATATAGTCAAGGAAATCAAGTATGTCTAGACCTAAACCCACAGTATTATTAGAGCATGTAAACAAATCTAACTACAAAAGCGATCAAGTTCTCAGCAGCGAAGGAATTTGGGCAGTTTTCTACGACAACAAACCCATTAACCTCAAAAGCGCAAACATGTTGGTAGCGTATCCGGGTCCAAAATACAAAAAAGTCAGCTTTAGTAATAGTGGCCACGCTATCAATCTAGCCAAAAAATTAAACACCCTTTTCAAGACCGATAAATTTACTGTGGTCCTAATGAAACAAGGTGACCAAATCTACCCTTAATCAGATCGATTACACCCGTAATTTTTTAAGCCAGGCGGGTATAGATAAATCCAACTTTGATAGATATCACAAAGAATGGTGGTGGAATCACACGGATCCACGAAATCTTAGACTCAGCAGTTACGGTTTCAAATTTGTTCAACAAAAAGCTATTCCCAAATACCAAATCAAACTGCCTGAGCCTCTCAAAAACCGTACTTTGATTCAAATGAGTAGGCTGCTCACTTGTCCGTACTACATCAAACAATTGGATCTAGTATATTTGTTGGGCGAGGAAGAATCCGTTTTACTTGCACTACATGCCGACAACCTTCAACAGTACTTAGACAACCTTCAAATAAAGTAGATTGCGCTAAATTCGTGTTTTGCATATAATGTATAGTCTTCTACAAAGGAGGATGTATGTTAGCACACACTTACATTAGCAAATATGCAACAACCAATCGTAACAAAGGTTTCAAAAGTCAATGGCACAAAATACCCGCAACAGAAAAATGGGTAGAATATATGCTAGACAAGCATGATGTTAATAAAATACTAATGGATAGCGATTTTGCAACAAAAATGGACTTGTTAGAAGTTTTGCAAGTTTTAGAGCGCAAAATTGACTATATGTATCGCCATCCAAATTTTAATTTTAAAAAAGCAACAGATTGGTTTCATCGGCTCAAAGATGCAACTAAAGTTACTAACTTAGCAACCAATCAAAAGTTGCAAGATCGCAACAAAAAAAAGCGTAGACCAAAATAGAACTATTTGTTATAGTCCTGTTATGAAATTCATTTTACTAGCACTAGCAATTAACCCGCCCGCTTATGTGGGCGAATTTGATTCACTCAAAAGTTGCGAAAATGCAATTGTTGCTAAAATAACAACACCAATAACAGCACCAAACTTATCACAATCGCAACAACAAAAAGATGTTACTAAAAAAGTAACAGACTTTTACTTGCAAACTCAGCAAGAATATCGTTGTGTTGCAAAATAGCAACAACACAAAATGGTAGACCATAATGACCCATTTTGCTATACTAATGATGTTGTCAATTAACAAGGAGGCTTAAATGAGCAAGACTTTTACTTTTGCAGGCACTTGCGTTGAGAATGGTGCCGTTGTTTACAAATTTGCTAACGACGCAAATCGCGCCAAGGCACTTGAGCGTTTTGGTTGCACTGAGATTAACATGATTGCATTGCCAAATGCAATGGACAAGGATGCTGCTATTGCATACTTGGCTACAGTGGGCATGACTGCTACTAAGCCGGCTCGGGCTGCTCGGGCTGCGAAGCCAGCAACGGTCAAGGTCAAGGCTGCAAAAGATGTTAAAGTGGTCGCACCCAAAGCCAAGCGAGTGCCTAAAGAGTTCAAAGAAGGCATGGATGCAGCCAAGTTCTTTGACACTTGGATGGCTGACAAGGCTGTGAAGGCCGACGAGTGGCGCCTTAAGAACGGCATCTAAGAATGATGGTCTGTGGCAGAAATGCTACAGACCTTAATTCTGTAATACATTATAATAATGTTTCACACGTTAGATAGGAGAATGTAATGGCTGTTACAGAAACTCGTACGGTTACGCCCGAAGAGGCACGTGGCCGTATTCTTAGGTCGTTCAAACACAAACGACCCATGTTCCTATGGGGACCACCCGG